TTAAAATGCATAGCTTCAAGTTCTTCTGTGGTAAATTCACTGTTCTTGACAATATCTGAAATAAGGTTTGTTTTTTCGGTATTGTGCTTACTAACTGCATTACCTAAAAACTCCTTAACTTCGGAATCCTCAACACCTTCAAGTAAACTGTTTACCTTTTGTGAGGTAGTTTTTTCCTCTTCTGGGGCCTGCTCTGGCTCCTGTTCAATTGTTACAGTCTCATTAACTATAGGCTGTATTTTAGCGAGTACGTTTACTTCTAACGCTTCTAGACTTTCTTTGTCTTCAATCGTAAAAGATGTACTCTCATTATCGATAATACTCTGTACCAATTCGGACTTATCCATACTGTCATCTCCTTTTATTTTAGCTTCATTACTCTTAATGATAGGTGTGTATGTGGTTTTTCGGACTACCTCTTGGGGGTCATCTCCCAATACTGCCTTATCATCTTGAATAATATAGCTGCGTTTATATAGGGTAGTTACCCCTTTTTTTTCAGTACTATATATATATTCGTTCACGAAAATATCAACTATGTATACGTACTCCATTTTGTCAGCATCGATACGATCAATTTGCAATGCCTTCATTAATTTGCTGTGGATCTCGTCAAATGAATCTTTATTAATACTTAAACCTAATTTATCGCCCACCAAACGTAATGCCTTATTAAATTTATCTATTATTGTTTTCGGCTCTTCACATTCACAATTATTTTTCAATGCTCCGCACCCATCCTTAATACTACAGGCTCCTATATCATCCGGTAACAAAGCCAAATGATCAGGGCGTATATGTCTAACTATACCATCATAAGGTACACCATTAAAAGTGCCTTTTTTATCTTCAATATTTGAAAAAAGTCCCGTTGATACTTCCACGATTTCGCCTTTTTCCAACTTCTCTACAATATCCATATGTTTTAACTTTTCAACTTTATCTAAATTTAGCCAGATTTCACCTTTTAATTTATTGTCTTTGGTAAAATCAACATTGTAAAACCAGCCTATATTATTCTGCTCGTGTATACGTGGGCTTTTAGCCGAGACGTGCAACCCATTAACTTGGGGATGTCTTACGGGAACCGGTACCCCATTCCAAGTACTTACCCAATCCTTAAATTCTTCGGCCGGATATAAAAGGCCATTCATGACCATTTCTTTCGCTGCAATAACCGGTACTACAAGGTGTTCAACATCGTCAAATGTCTCACGTTTAATTTTAGTCTCTGTGTCAACATTAGATACTATAAAAGATTGTGATAATATATTACTCATATTTGTATCTTAACACACTTGATATTACTTTCCAATAACTTTAGTCCCTTCTGGCAATTGGCTTTCAGGTATAGCGGGGGTAGCGCATCTACAGTTTGGCTCACCTATAAGTTGTGATACTTTTTCATAAGTATAAAATTTATTGTTTCGGCTTATATGTGAATCCCTCACTTTAATATCTTCGGCTGTGATCCACTCATAGTATACGTTTTCACCTAGTAATTCACCTAGTGCTTGACCTTCGTTAATCATACCTAAATTGTGTGTGTTTATTATTTCAGTCCTCGCAAGTAATCTTGATCGTGTCTTACCTAGCACATCTATTCTTTCTTTTAACGTCTTCGCTATTTTATTGGGATTCTGACCTTTAAGTAACCCTTCGGATAAATAAAAAGATAACTGCTGACTGACAACATCCGTGATGCCTTTCAATTGTGCAAAATCTCGTGTGAATAATAGTGACGTTTTAGCTATATGGTAAGGTACACTCAAAACGTCTACCCTGTTAGGTATCTGATTACGGCCATATATTCCCGCAAAGTTGTTATTTGTTTTTTTAACCCCTCTCACATAGGATTCCTTATAATAATGTAACATCCAATTTAATTGGGCGCTGTTCGGCGTTGCTGTACCCCCCACAATAATTTCATGCATAACAGACGTTAACCAGACGTTGAATGCTTCTAATTTATCCGGCGATCTTAAAAAAACAAAATCATCTTGGTCTAATGCTCGTGCATTACTGAAAATCTTGTTTGTTACTATACTTTCAGTGACTAACCTTTGAACTTTAGTGTAGCGTCTGTTGATATCACCTACTGCCCGGTTTCGTAATGTTATTGTTCTAGTCGGGTCTGTTTTGAGTAGATTTTTACTCTTCTTCGTCATCTTCTAAGTCGTCACTGTCGTCATTATTAGGTAAGTCATCGGGTCTATATTCTAAACCTAACACATCTTCAAAAAGCTGTTTCGGTGGCATGACCATATCCGCCCCGTTAGCATTAAGATAGTTATTAAGTGCCTGCGTTCTCTTGACAGCAACATCGGCCTTATCCATATCGGATACACTTTTAAGGTCAGGCCATGTAATTTTATACCGATCATTTTCTGGTGCAATTAAAACCCCATTTAATATAAACCAATCTATCAAGGGGCGTAATATTTGAAGTTCGCAACAATCTTTTTGGCGTTCGCTTACTCTAGCTAACCAGTTGTTCTCGTCTTGGCTTGATGCTAATTGACCTTGCTCAGATCCTGTCAATATCCTCTTGGGTATCCCTGTGGACGCGGCTATTAAAGAGATAATCACATCAAAATGATTTTTAGGATCAGCGATATTAAAATTAAGTACATTCACGTCCACACCCGCTGTTTTTAAATATCGAGTTAAATTATGACTAAAATCTTGCATATTATCTTCTAAGGCTTTCTTGTCATCGTCTTGCAAGATACTATCTCCGGGCATAGAGAAATGCATACCCCCTCTTGCATTTAAGTAAAATGTTTCGGCACTTCCCCCTACAATTTTTTCAAGATCAATTAACCTGTTAATAACCGGTTCAAGTCTTGGTGTCCCCACAATATCATTATCTAACACCCCTTCCGCAACGTGTATAATACGAGTATAATGTACCTCTAGCGGCGCACGTTTTAAACCCGTCCCCGTTTCATTTTTAGCATATCCATTAGTACCTAATTTATACATGACGGGTAGCCCGTACCTTCGACTTTGATGATCCTCATCATACTTAGATATCGTTATATCACTTTCGGCATAAGGCGCAAAAAATAAGATATCTTCTATGTTGATTTTAGTGTCTAACGGTAGCAGTGCTTTTTTACCGTCTCTAACGCCAATAAATAGCACTCCAAAACAACCTAATGACATAACTTTGTCTAATCTGCGGATGTAGTGATATATTTTTAAGTTGGGATGTTCTATAATCTCTTTCAATGCTTTATCAAATCTCGTATCCGCTTGCATGTTATCATTATCTGTAATAATTGGCTCGGTACTCCAACACGCATCCGGGTAAGCTGATACTATCCGTTTAGCGATATCCTGACGGTAAAAACGCTGTCTATACTCTTCCTGTGTGACATTACCACTATACCCAAAAACATCATACAGATTACGTTTGCCGTTGTGTGTAGATTGTACACGTCCGGCTAGCGCTCTGCGTGATGTTATCGCCATATTCACACTGACCCCCGTTGTTTTTTGTCTTTTCGCCATATCACCATTTAATTTTTTCTGGCTTTTAAGTAGATTTAATTCACTTTTTCGCCTGTAGTCCTTACTGTTCATTTATGCCTCACAATATGGTATACATAACACTATACCACCTACTTTTTATATTTACTATCTCAAAATGTACCTACCCGGACCCCTTTCGTCATTAACCCTATTTCGACCCCATCCATGAACATATCCACCTGATCATCATATTTGTGTGTGCCCATGGGTGTGAACTTTCGTATTTCTTCCTTAAAATCAGATAGCCAAGGGGCGTTATTGGGTAGGTGAACAAACCCCGATGTAAGATAGGGTACTGTATCGTGCGCTCGTGCTACTTTACAACGGTTTCGCTGGATATCTTTAATTGGCATACCTTCACGTTTTAATGATTGAATTAAATCCGTTCCGCTTGCTTTATCTTCGATATGTACCCATCTTAATCTTCCTATTGGTGCTGTAGTATGTTTATGTTTATTATACATGTCTACTAACGCACGCCTAAGTTCTGGTGCTTCCCATTTACTCTTGACCACATCTATAATATATAAATTGTTTTTGTATACCCCAAAACAACCAAAAACTGATCTATCATTATGCTCCGCTTTTTTCTGTGCGGTGTCGCCCGTAATAAATCTATATTCAAATTGTGGGGGGACTTGTTCGTTATAGTAGGACCACCACTCATCTTTAAAAATACCTCCCCCCAATGGAGACGGCCTTTGGTCGTATTGGCTTGACGTTGTGTATGGGTCCGCTTTACGCATTGTATTCAGCATAGGTAAGGTGTGTTTATACGGCCATAGCGCCCCCGCTGTTAAATTGTGTTTAATTTGGATACCGTATTTATATGCGCTTGGGTATGTATAGTCTTTCGCTATTTCAGCCGGTAGTATCAAATGATGCCATTTTTCACCTGTGCCACCCTCGACCAGAAACCCTGTGCAATCTTCCTCATGCAATCGTTGCATGATTAATATTATAGGTACTGACTCATGCGCTAACCTTGACTTAAGCGTGTTCATGATACGGTTATTGACTCTATTCCTTTTCGCATCGCTATAAGCATCATCCGGCTTTAGAGGATCGTCAATAACAATAGCTCCGCTGAACCCGTCTACCATTCGACCCGCCCTGAATCCTGTGATAGTACCTCCCGACGCAACGGCCAAAACCCCACCACCTTGTTCTGTATACCAACTTTTTTTAGCTTGATTGTCCTTACGTAATTGTAAAGGCCAAAGTTCTTGATACTCTTGACTAAGTACAATATCCCTTATTGTTAACGAGTTTTGCAATGCTAAACTATCTGCATATGACGTGTGTATAAACTTAGCTTCGGGATTGTACGCTAAACCCCTAGCGATAAAAGACAATACAGCCATCTCTGTCTTAGTGTAACCAGGTGGGACATTAATTATTAACCTTGTGATCTCACCCCTATACACACGGTCCATAGTATCCGCCATCACTTGATGATGTGGATTAACTATGAACTTTGCGTTTTCTCGATGTTTAAAAAAATATCGGGTAAAGACAATATGTTTATCGATACACAACTGTTTTAATATGCTTTTATTTGTATTGCAATCAATTAACATTAATATTCAGAGTTAAACATTTTTTCAAATTTTAGTAGATCATCCTCGGCAAGATTGATACTTGGTATCTGGCTATGATGGTTTTGGGGTGAATCCCCCGATAGCATATTTTTATGTTTAAAAAGCATTTCGAGTACCTTAGTGGCACCCTTAGAATCTAATGTGTATTCCCCTGTGGGGTGGCCTTTTTTATCCAATACGGGCATAGGTGCCATACATTTATCAAGTAGATTAAGCGCTCGCAATGATATGTCCTCTCTCGTGATAAATACTTTACGTAGTTGCCTTTTCCTTAATGTTAAATACTCTTGGACTAAAGGTTTAGTGTATACCAAATTACCTCTATGGCCTGGATTTACCTCATCGAAATCAACCTTCGCCATCGCTAATGGTATAGACATGCATTTTATATACTCCTCACAAAATCGGTATTCCGTTTCATTGAGTTTTTTTGCTAGATCTTTAATTTTTTTATTTTCGTTCTCTTCGTTTAAGCTCATGCGTAGCTATTGACTTCCATACGGGCATTGCATTTAAGATTTAACACTATCTATAACCTTTATCTTTTAATTTTTTCAACGCTACGGCCACCAAAATAAGCACCTGTGACAACAGTTAAAACTAACTGTAACATATCAACCCATGCAGGTTTAACGTTAAATTTAATTGAACCTGAATCAATGAAAATCAGTAAAACAGTTGCTACATATATAAATATTACAACCATTGGCCGGATGTTTTTTGAAAGCCAGGAATCCGACTTCATGTCCGACTGCCATCTATCAGTTACA